TGGATCACAAGCAGGAAATACTGGTCAACCTGCAAATTCAATTATTTTAAATGCTACTGGAGTTGCAGTAAATGGTTCAACTGCTAATGCTTTTTTTGTAAAACCTATTAGAACAGATTTAACTCAAACTACTCCTTTATACTATAATTCTACAAGTGGTGAAATTGTTGTTGGTACTAGTAGTGGTGGTGGAGTTACTGGTCCTACTGGTCCTCAGGGTCCTACAGGAGCATCTTTTAATAACAATTCAACTGAAGTAAAGATTGGTTTAAATGCTGGAATCGGACAAAATTCTGGAAGTAATTCCATTGCAATTGGCAATGGTAGTGCTTTGACACAAGGTAATAATTCCATTGCAATTGGCAATGGTAGTGCTTTTACACAAGGTAGTAATACAATTGCAATCGGATATTTAGCAAATGGTAATACCGGCAATACCGGCAGTTCTACAATTGCTATTGGTTCTAATTCTGGATATTTCGGCCAAAGTTACAATGCAATTGCAATTGGCGATTCATCTGGATATTTTCAACAAGGTACAGACGCAATTGCTATTGGAAGAGCTGCTGGTAGAAATAATCAACCTGCAAATTCTATTGCAATTGGATCACAAGCAGGAAATACTGGTCAACCTGCAAATTCAATTATTTTAAATGCTACTGGAGTTGCAGTAAATGGTTCAACTGCTAATGCTTTTTTTGTAAAACCAATAAGAGCAGATAATGGAGGAGTACTACCTTCTGGATTTTTTCCAATGGCATATAATCCTACAACAAGTGAAATTATTTATTGGACTTAAATTCTTCTCTTAATGACATTAAAATTTTACCTAATTGATTTTGTCCTTTCCATTTTAGGGGATCTTTTGATAATTCAGTTGATGATGATGTACCAATACCCCAGAAAGAATCACGAGCATCAGCTTCACCAATTTGTTTAGATCCAGTATCAATTAATTGTTTTTGTAATTCAGGATGTTGTACAAATTTAGCTCTTATTCCACGAGCCATAATTTCTATTCTTTTAGAATCCCATAATTCTTTAATGAAATTACGAACTTTTTTACCTAAAGCTTTAACTGCTTTAGCTGAAGGAGTTTTCATAATTTGTTGATTTATATCATCATCACCAAATTCAAGAGCTTTTTGAGCTTGAAAATAATGTTCTATAGTAGGATATTTAACATCATTAATTTGAATAGGATATTCAGCTTGATTATCTAAGAATTTATAAGGACCTTTATCTTCACCAGCTCCATGAAATAAAATAGGAAGATCTTTTTCATCTATTTCTCCACCCGTTTTCTTTTTTAGTTTACGTTTAGGTTTTTCAGTTTGTTCTTTAGGAATTTCTTCTTCTTTTGAAAGTTCTACGAGTTCTTCTTTCTTATTGGATTTTTTGAATATGAATGTACGATTAATAAATGAGAATTCTGTTTGGAATTTTGAAAGAGTTTTAGTATCATATAATTCTTCAAACATATGTGATTCTTCTAAATCAAATCCTTCCTCTTTAAATATTTCTGTAATTTTTTGGAATGGAACGAGATATTCTTTTGAAGTTTCAAATGATTCCATAGTAACATTTATTCCAAGACCAAAAGATTCAGTCCATTGTTCAGTATCTTCATATAATTTTTGATATTCACCACCAACATTTTTACCATCAGTAAATATATGTTTTTGTTTACCAGCTAATAATGAATAAACAGTTTTACCATCAGGACAAGTTCCAAAGAAATAATCTTTACAATGCATAGCAATATTTTTAGCAAATACTCTAAATGTTTCTTCAGATTCACATGCATAATGAATAGCAAATTGACATGAAACATTATCGAATTTCTTTAAATTTTCAAATTGTTCAAGGTATTTAGTTGAAGCTTTTTCTTCGCCATTCAAAATTTTAAATTTAGATGATTCTTGTTGATAAAGAGGTTCATTAAATGTTCCTTTAATATAGAGAACATGAGGACGATAATGCAAAGGATTTAATTTTTTATCTTCAACGTATCTTTTACATGCTAATTTAATATTAGATTCTGAATATTCAATACCAACAACTTTAGCTAATTTTTGTTTTTTCCATTTATGATAATCACCACCTTGTCCTGAAGCTAATTCTAATAAAGTAGAATTTTCTTTTGTTAATTTAGTATATAGACCCATTTTAATAACTTTATTATGAAATTCATATGAAGGTTGTAAAATTCTTGATTTACGTTCAATATCAATATAATAAGTATCATCCATTTCTTCAATTGGAATAGAAACAAATTCTTTTATCATATCTTCAGTTACAGGAACGTGTATAGAATTCCATATATCATCAGCTACAACAATATCTTGTCCATACTTTTTCTTTTTAATTTCTTGTTTAAATTCTGCAGTTTTATCATATCTTGTTCTCATTATTAACCATCGTTTTGTTTCAATATTATAGGAACATTCAATTATTGTATTTGTTTCAACTTTCTTTGTATCTTCAGAATAACCAATATTTTTATCATCTACTGGAACTAAGATTTGATAAGCATTCGGATTTGGTGGTGATGAAGGATAGAATAATGAAGGTATTCCAAAGGATTGTTCACTTGCTAGTTTTAAATCTGTAGGAAGATCTTTTTGAACGAATTCTCCAGTCATAGTTTCACACGGATATAAAATAATATCATTTGTTCTTTGAGTAACATATAATTCACCTTTACATACTTTTGTATCTAAAATAGGATCAAATGTAAATTCATTCGATAATTTCAATAAGAAATCAATACTATTTTGATGAGGAGGTTTCCATTTATAAACTTTATTCCATGTATTGCCTTCCATATCATCTTTTGGAGCAACTGGACTTTTAGCAGGAGTGAAAATTAATCCATCAGTTTCATATTCATATTTTAGTTCAAGTAATTCTTTAATAGCTTTTTCCATAGTTTGTCCATCCCCAACTTTAAATAATTTCGTTTCAATCTTTAAAGGATTAGTTGTAGGTTCAATAATAAAATCTTTTTGAATAGATTGTACAAATTCAGAACAATAATTTAATCTTGATTCTTTATCATTATTAAACAGAGGTAAAGAACTAGTAGATTTATTTTTAAAATAATAAATATCAAATATACAAAATAGATTTTTTTGAGGTATAAATTCACCATCTACAAATGTTCCATGATAATCATCATTTAAAGCTTTTAGACCAGTCCATACAATTTTTAAAGGTCTGGATGTAATTTTTAAAAGATTACGATCTCTTGCGACATAAAGACCAGATCTTTCACCATCTGCTTTAATAGTTACAGTATAATCATTCCAAATAGAATGAGGGTTAGATTCATAAAGATGTTTTCTTTTGAAAGTTACGGGATTAATAAATTTCAAATTACTTAATTTAAATTCACGTTCATAAATTTGTTGTTGTGTAGGACTTAATATAAATTCAGATTCTTGATAAGATTGTAAAATTTTATTGATTATTTTAAAGAATCCTTCTGATATAATTTTTGAATCTAATTTAGTATCGTGTTTAATAAATTCAATTTCTAATTCATATGTATGATCTTTTTTTAAGAGATCACGTAAAGTTTCAGTTTTTAAAGTTCTTGATTTGACCATAGAGAAATCTATGCGAAATAATTCATCTAATGTTATAAACGATCTTCTATTAATTAATCGAACACTTGTAGTTTTAGGATCTGTAGGTGAAGCATCCCAATCTTTACGTATTTGTTGTTCAGATCTCAAAGTAAATCTTGAATATGTATCAGGAACATCCAAGGAATCTTTCTGGGAATTTTCATTATGATACAATGATTTTTTTTGGACGTTTAATTCAATTCCCTTAAAAGAATTAGTTGCACATACTTTTTGAATTTGTATAGGACCATTAACTTCTACACGAATAGAATCCGGATAAGAAACTCTGAATATGGTTTCTTCAATAGGTTTTGTTAAAGATAATTCTTGTATTGTTTTCATTAATTTATCAGCTATATCTTTCGTTTTAATTTCATTCGATAATAATTTACATTCTAATTCAGCTTTAGAATCTTTTTTTGATATATCGATAAATTCATAGAGTTTATCCATATTATTACTTATATTTCTTTACATAAAATACCTAATTCGTTTTTTGTTTAGGCATAATAATATAAATGCCTAAACAAAAAGGTGGGTATCCTTTTACAGATTCATGGTTTGAATTTCCATTTTGGTTTTTATTTCTGATTATTTTAATTATTATTGGTCTTACAGCTGGAGGAATATTTAATACTAAATCTTCTCCTCCCTCAAAACCTTTAATATTAAGTGAAAAATGGCATCAACCTGAATTTGATATTACAAATGCTTTTATGGAAAATGGTGAAGCAGTAATAACATATGTAACTACTAACCCTTATCATGGTCTAAAAGTTAAATTAAGATTAGTTGATGATAAAACAAATAATCCATGGCAAGAATTTTCTATAGGAACTAAATCTATTAGATTACAACCTAAAAATCTTAGTTCCGTATTAAATGTTGAAGGGTATATTGATTATGAAAATACACCTGTAACACCTATAACAAGTATGCCTATAACAAAAGATTCTAAATCTAGTTCTACTGAATCTGGAAAATTACATCCTTTTTAATCCATTAATCTTTCATATTGTTTACGTTCTTTAGAATCTTCTTCTATTCTTTTACGTTGATCTAAACAAAAAACTACATATTTTTCAACTTCTTCTAAACATTCATTTGACAAATCATCTGATGAAACAAATACTCCATCAGGTGTTTTAGTAATTTCTTTTGTGAATTTTTTAATTATATTATAAATTTGCATATGTTCATTTGAATCTAATTTATCAATTTGTTCTTTAAGCCATTCCTTCTTTTGGCGATTCATCTATTTTTACATTATCTATGCTTGGTTTCTTTAACTTCCTTTTCTTTTTATCGGGTTCTTGTTGCACAGGAACAATTGTTACTAATTTTTGATCACTTTCAGAAGAAAATTTAGGTAGTTCTAATGTTTCTTCAGATTTATCCATATTAGTTGATACTAAAGGCATAATTGGATTAGGTTTCAAAGCACTTAATAATCTTCCTAAAACATAAATAGTTTTATCTTGTTGTTTAAATTCTGATCCAATAACTTCAAATTCAAATTCATCTTTATCTTTCAAATTTTCAAAATCTTCATTACCTATATGCAAATCACGAGGAATTAATATTTTTATAGGTAATGTTTCAGAATGTATACCCATTTTAGATTTTAATGAAACTTGTGCTTTAAACTTTTGTCCTTGATGAGGTAAACAAATATCAGCTTGAAATTTTACTACATAATCAACACCTCCAATTTTATAATTACATCTTCCCATAGACCATTCTAAAATAGTTATACTTTGAGGTTGTATAAATCCTTCAGATGAACAAATACCTTCATAATTAGTTTTTAATTGTTGTAATATAGAACCTTGTATATTTGCTTGTAAGAATTTTGAATTAATATGTATTTTTTTTGATAATTCTCTTCTTTCAAATAATGGATCCATTATTATTTCTTAATATGAAATTAATAATAGTTATTTAAATTCATTTTCAAATTTAAAAACGGAATTTTATAGTTAATTTAAGAATTTATTTAAAAAAATGCCTATTTTCTTTATTAAAGTTTCAAACAAAGATAAGTTTCATCTTTGGAACATGAAAGAATTTATTGATGGTATTTTAAAACATTGCAAAGAAGAATTTGATTATCAAGGTGCTGATATAACAAAACTAAAATGTTATTTTAATTCTGAATTAAATGAAGGAATTGTATATTATAATACTACTTATGATCTAAATCTAGAATTAAGGAATTTGTATTGGTATTATTTAAATAATCAATATGAAATAACTTTTAATTCCTCTCTATAAAAATAAGAAATGAGTGGCAATGAATTTATTGATGCCGATTTTAGAGTTGTTCGGAATATACCTTTGAGCGATACAACTGGCGAACTAGTTTTTAATTCAGATTTTCCTTATGATAATATTAGTGCACGAGTAGTAGAACCTATAGCAGGATTAACCTTAAATGTAGCATTAGAATATGATTTTGAACAATTTCCAGCTAGAAATTTAGATCAAGGTATAACATTTTTTGCGTTAGTTCCTGATAGAGCAAATATAGTTAATTATTCTAATTTTGATGGCATAACATTAACTCAATATTTATTAACTACCGATAATACTCAATATCCTATTCTAATTACAGATGATTATTTAAGATGGGCAGTTCCACCTTCAATTCTAAATCCTTATTCCATTTATAAAGCTTATGGATCTTATAGAGATAAAAAGAATAATCAATTTATTGTTTTTGGTGAAGGTGGTATAGGTGCTTCTGGCCAACAATATTCAAATTTCATTACTTCTATGAATGGTTTATCATGGTCAAATTTGAAATACGATAATTCTTATTTGAATAAAATTACAGGATATAGTGTTGATAAAACTTCAGATATAGGTGTAGCTGTTGGCGAAGGTTCTTCTTATTCAATAAGTATTTTAGCTGGAAATACTGCAAATGGAGAAATATGGTTACCCATTCAAGGATCTAAACAACTAATTTCTAATCCTAAAGGTGTTATTAGAGGTTCATCGTGGATTGTTTATGGTGATCCTGGCGCTTCTGGTCTTTATTCAATAGTTGAATCTCAGGATGGATTAATATGGTCAGGTGTAACTGGTGTTACTGGTTCAATTATTACAGCAGATATAAATCAATTTAACGGAACAGTTTTGGCAGGAACAAATACATCTCCATCAAGAATATTTAAAAGAGATCCTACAACTTATGTATGGACTTCTTCTGTAACGAATAATACTTTAGCAAATGTTATTACATTAGATTCTATAACGAATGTTGCTATTGGTTCTCAAAATGGACAAATGGGTTCTACAGGAACATGGTTGGTAAAAGGTCAAGAGAATAATGGTGCTATATCAGTATGGTTTTCTACAGATGATGGACAAAATTGGACTTATGATACTAATGGTAGTTTACGAACACCATTAACAAATGCAAATCTTACAAATGTTTTTACTGGAACTGATAGCTATTCACAATTTCAAAGATGGCAATTTTTTGGTAGCGACTCTAACGATCAACTAAATATTATTCAATTAAGTGTTACCGGAACAACCGGACAATTAGCAGCTTATTCATATGGTGTAATTCCCTTAGAAGGTTTAACAGGATTAAATGTAAATAGTTATTGTACAATAAATTCTAAACCTCTTGATGGTATAACTTATCAATCATATGATATTTCTGGAAGTTATGAAACTCTTTCAGCAGTAAAAAGTGTAACTGGACAATCTTTGCCAGGTTTAACAGGAACTATACAAGGTTCTAGTGGTATTCGTAGTTATGTAGGTACAACTTTTAGAAATATTATAGGATCTACAGCTCTAAGTTCATTTTCATTAGAATTTACATGTGATAATTTTACAAGTAAATCAATTAATTTTTCAGATGATTTAGGTTCAAGCGGATATTATTATAATTTTATTATTAATGATTACAAAAATGATTTAGATTCATCTGGTGGATCAATTTATAATTTTGAAACTAATTCTTATTTAGCAGGTGGAACTGCGTTCTTCAGAAAAAATGTTATAAATGATGGTTTAGTATATTCAGAAAATATTATTTTTGGAGATATGTATCAATTTCAACTTACAGAATTAAATAAAATCTTAAATGAAATTAAAAGAGTTTCAGATATTTTTAGTTCAACTACTAAACTAGAAAAAGAATTTTTTAATGGCAATTATGATTATGAAGGAATTTCAGGTTCACAAGAACTAACTAAATTTTATACACCTATTTTGAATAGAAGACAAAATAATGTTGGTACTTATAATTTTGAGTCATTCACTAAATTAGAAAAATTAGTTGGCTATCCTATAAAACAAGGATTATTAAATTTACAAGATCTTTATTCACAAATTTCTGATCCTGATAAAGCTGAAGAATTTCAAGAAATTATTGAAAAATTACGCACAATTGAATATCATCTTTCTTATGATGAAACAATTTTCAATACTATTAAATCACAAATCCAAGGAAATCCATTTTTAGAAATATTACCTACATTTTTTGGACTAATTTCTAGTTCATTAACAAATAGATATGCTCAAGCTTCAGAAAGTTTAAATGTCTCAACTGATCAATTTGCTACTCCTACACACAATGAATTAACTTATTATAAGAATACAGTATTTAAATTTACATTTGATGGAATAAACTTAAATTTTTATAAAGCTGATGTATTATTACAAACTTTTGTAATTTATAATAAAAAGAAACTAAATATTACTTTGAATGTTTCAAAGGATATTAGATTAACAACAGAAACTAATCTTGGATTAAGTGTAGGTATAAATAATATTGTTTATAAACCTCTAATAAATTCTGAATTAAAACAAACAATTTATGATAATTTTCAATTTCAATCATCTGAAACTAAATATGCTTCACAAATGAAATATATTGGATTAATTCCTGATGCTAATAAAAACGATGCGGGTGTCTCAGGAATTATAAATAATCCTGATATTCTTCCCCTAATTATAGGTTATGGCAATCCATCAATATACTTATTAAATTTTAAATATCAACGCGATAGACAAATAATATCTAAAAATTTTTATTATGCTTTAACTCATTTTATTAATGAACCTACACTCTTACGTAGAATTGCTAAATTAATGTCTCAATTTATATCATCTTCAACTATTGTATTTGATTACTATGATGTTAAGAATTATCCACATCCGCCTGACGGTACTTTAGTATTACCGCAACCTACTGGATTACAAACTTATCAATCTTTATATGGAAGAGATACAGTGAGTGGTCAATATTTCTTTAGCTTTTATTTTGTTCCAATTTATCAATCTATTAATACACAATTTGGAAATTTACTTGGGTATGTGCCCGGAGATGATATCCCCGGAACTAGAAATTACCCTATAAAATCTAGATTTAAACAAACAGCAATTGAAACATACAGAACTAGATTTACACAAGAAGATAAAATATTTTTTTCATCTTTCGGTTCATCGCAAGATTATACAAATATTTTAGATATAATTAAAACTGAATTTTTAAATTTCGCTTATTATTTTAATTTAAAACAAGGTACAAATTATACAAATTTAATTACTAATCCTACAAGTTCAACTGGTCCATTTAATCGATTACCTGATCGTAAATTTGTATTTGATTATATGTATAAAGATTTAGATGCTAACATAAATTATAGTTATGGTCTAACAGCATGGGCAGTTAGTGGCAATAGAGGATCTCTAGAAAGAGAAGGAATTACAATTGGTAATACCCCGGGAAATTCTATTTTGTATAATCAATTTAATAATAATTTTAAATGTACTACAGGAAATATACAATTGTTATTAAGTGATAGTGTTACAGGTCCTACAGGTGTATCTCTAATGTCATTTTTAAATAAAGCTTATCAAATTGCCAATGTACTAGATGGATTAACAGCAAATAACCAAAATTTAAGTTTTAATATAGCCAAATCTATATATCCTTCATTTTTTAGTGAAGTTCTTGATTCTGCTGGAATAACCATAATGGAATCTACTATGTTACAACAAAATAATTCAGATTATAATTTATTAAAGAAATATTTGGACAAAATAATTTATAATACATCAACGGATGGAACATTAGATACATCTTTTCTAAGACCTTCATATGATGAAAGTATTGTTGGTGCTACAGGATTAACAAATATAAATAATCAATTTTTATCATTAATGAATGATGCAAGAATGTTTGGATGTACCGCTATTTATGATATTGCACAATATAATACAATTCTAGCTGGCTATACTGGTATAAAATTTACACCTTCAACAACAACCTCACAATTATATAATTCATTAATAGGAGATTATAGTAGTACATTTGTTCCATTAATTAAAACTTTATTATTAAACAAATTTGAATTAGATCCAACAAATACTGAATATTATTTTTCAAATGAACAACATAGATTATTTAATAGATATTTAAATGGTCCAACTGGTGGTGAAACATCAGGAACATTTTATAATTTAATGTCAAATACTGGAATAACATATAATGTCAGAGATAATATTTATATGAATGTGAATCAAATTTATAATATTTTTGCTCGTCAAACTATGATTGATTTAAGAGATAAAGTTGATGAAGTATTTTCAGGAAGTAGTAATATTGATGATGATTTAATATTAGTTCAAAATATAGTTAATAATAACAATCCTATCTTGGAGAAATATACAAAAACTTTAAGAAATTTGAATGGACAAGCTTTAGTTTACATAACTAAGATCAACGATTTTAATACTTGGATTAATAATTTTAATTTGATGAATGATGTATCGAGCAGCTATGCAAGATATAAACAAATGAAAACAGATATATTATCTAGAGAACCGGATCCTCCAATAGCAAATGTAGATGAAAATGAAAATTTTATTATGAATATTCCTCCATTTGATAAATATTATTGGGTTGCTGCAGCTACAGGAAATACTGCAAATAATCTTTCATTTCCTGAATACAATCCTAATTATAGATATTATGTTGGTGATTTTGTATCATTTAATAATTATGGAACTACGGGTCATTCATTATATCAATGCTATACTACACAAAGATATGGAAATATTAAAGGTGTTTCTCCTGGAACATTAGGTATTACAGGAACTTTAAGTTCATTATTATGTTGGGAAGAATATCACGATATACCACAATTTGATCAAAATTTTCCTCCTGGGAAAAAAGGAAAATATGATGAATTTAATTATAATGAATTAAATTATTCACTAGTTGGCCCTACAGGACAAGAAACTCCTTATTTTACTGCCTTATACGATCCAGCAAAAGAATATTTTAAAGGTGATATTGTTATACATAATAATGCTCCATTCAAATGTTTAGGTTCTGAACGATTATTTAGTAGAATTGGAAAAGGTATTCCTCCTGGATTTAATGATGATTATGATAAATATTGGAAAGTTATTGGATCAGCAGGTGAACAATTGTATGAATATCCTCAATCTAATGGTGTATGGAAATTGGAACCTGAACTAAATCAAGAATTTGTTGATTTTACAACTTTGTATGGTTTAACTGCTACATTCACAACTAAAAATTCTCAAAATAAATTTGTTGTTCCTAATCCCTATAATTCAAATTTTTCATATGATTTTGGTGATTTAGTTTTGTTTACTGACAATAAGATATATACATGTTTAGGAACAAATATTTCAGGAATTGACCCTCCGTCAATAAGTTCTGTACCTGGAAATTCTATATGGAAAGCATATCCTTATTTAGAAATTGCCGGTATACCCGATTTTAGTTTAACAAGAACCTATAATGTAGGAGAAGTTGTTAAATATAAAAATCTAGCATATAAATTTTATTATGATAACGCAAATGTACCAAATTTTGGTTCAAATACTGGCATAACTTATGGATTATTTGATAAAGTTGAATATGGTGGATTTATATTTGCTTCAAAAATTAATGATAATATTGCTGAACCATTAATTCCTGTAAATATTGATTCTTATGGTGCTACTGCTGGAACATTTTCAAGAAAAGATTTAATTGATTCTAAATATTGGGATTATGTTGCAGGTATATCTGGTTATACTGGACCATTGCCTGCAAGATATAATTTCAAACACGATTATGCGTATGATTACAATATATTAAAAATACAACCTATTAGAATAGAATTTGCTAATGCTATATGGGAATGGACATATAATCCTTTAAATATTAATTATGCAGGAACAACACAACAACGTTATTCCAATCTTTCTTCTATTAAAGGTATTGCTCCACCTCTTCCTGAACCTTTAACTTTATGGGATTACTTACCTAATGGCTCTTCAGGTATGCCAGGTTATACTGGAATATATAATGATAATAGATCTTATAATGCTGGAGATATTGTAGATTATTTAGTAGATTTTAAAGGAACAACTTTACAATTTAAAGCTAATGGATGGGGATTTGGAACTGCTCAAATTAATGAAGACGGAGATGATGTAGAAATATTTCCTTATTCTCCTCAATTAACACTTACTAATGGTACCTTACTAAAAAATGATGTTGGCAGATATACTTATTCTCTAAAAACAACGGGAAATGATAGAGATAATTATGAAGGATTAAAATATGAAAATGATAAATGGATAATTGATTATGGACAACCTAAATGGGGTAACGGATTATTATTCGATCCATGGCATGAAGTAGGTTTTGCTACAAATCTACGTAAAAAATTTGCAGATACAATTGAATTAATGTATAATAAACTAGTTTATAGTTTACAAAGATTACAAAATACTTCTATAACTTATCCAACAAGCTTAAATGGCTTAATTAAAACAACTTACCAAGGCATTACAAAAACTGGTGTTTTAGATATGATAAAAGCAGATTTAGCTGTTCAAAATCTTGGAACTCCTGGAAATATATTTGATATTCTAAATGGTCCATCTGAAAATTATACAAATACGAAATTACCTTTACGTGCTTCACAAAATAGCGTTTATGAACAACTACAAAATCAATTTTTGGATACGCAAATGTATTATTATTCTAGATTACTCAAACATATTTATGAATACCAACAAAATATTATTATGTTAAATGGAAATTTGAATGTAATTAAAACAAAGTGGAAAGATATTAATTTATCATTAGTCAATGAATTGTATGAAGGATTTTATATGAATGATAGATATTATCCTGATTATGACGGTGTACCACTATTATCAAAAGATTTAGAATTAAATCCTACACTTTCATTCGGTAAGGTATTTATCAAACCTGGAGATAATGCAAGAAACATAGAAAATTTAAATTCAGTGTTATCAAGTGTTTCAAATGATGGAATTAATAATAACTTATTCGCATTAAAAACTTCATTTGATTATTCTGGTGTAAAATCATATCAATTAAATACAAATTATATTAGTTCTAATGGAGGAACAACACAATATACTTATCCCTTGGAAGTAGATGGAAATTCGGGGTTTGGTGTATATTATGATAAAACTACTGGGGAAGAAAAGGGGCCTATGGCATCAAATACATTTTATTTATCTGAAAAGTTTGCCGATGTATCAGGTACAACAACAGGTAAATTAATACCGCTACAAGAATTATCTCCTTCATATTCACTCTTAAGAGCTGAATATGATCAAATATCACAAGATATTGCTTATTTTACAGGTATAATTTCAAATTTTATTGGTCAATCTAAATTAGTTTATATGCGTGATAGAAATTATATTGGTAAAGGAGGTTCTTTAATCAATGAAGATTTATTTGAAAAACAATGCGCAATATATGATGGTACTCATATGTCTATTTTTATACCAATTTTAACTATAAATGATTTCGATACATTAAGTTTACGATTTGGTGATTTTGCAAATCCTACTCCATGGTTTAATATGCCTGGAGGAACACTAGGTATGCCAAATAAAACATTTGGAGATTTTGGTTCAGGTAATAATACGGGATTTGCGGAACCTTTTAAAACATTAGGAATATATCCTAATAGATATCAATTTAAAGATGTTAAAAATACATTTGATTTAATATATTCTAATAGTGCTAGTACTATTATAGAAAAAACTTTCGAATCTTTATTGCGTACAATAAATTTTGAAATTAGACAATCATCAGAAAATAATAATTATTCACATCCACAATCAGGAATATTAAATTTAACAGATAGGAATCAACAAATTCCTTGGAGAACATCAGGAGTTAATGTAACTTCTTTTGAAATTAATAAAGTATTATACCAACCTTATGGAAGTATAAACAAAAACGACCACAGAAATAGTGAAGTAGCAATAGCCGACGATTTATCAGAAGATCGATTTAAAGGTTATGGTTCAGGAAGTGCTGATAGAATTTATGGAAATATGACATATAATAAACCCAGTTTAATTGTTATTGATGATAGCGAATTATTTTCAACTCAAGGTAAACATAGTATTACATATAAAAATAGATATAAATCTATATTACCTTATGTTTTTCATGCCCAACAATGCGCAGAAATAAAACCCGGTTATACAAAAGTTACAGATGTAAGTATATTGAAAGGAATTGTAATTGAAAGAAGAAAACAACAATCAGAAGCAGAAAAGAAAAAATTTATTGCTATATTTTCAATTTTTTTCCCAATTTTAGGTGCTATTTTTGCTCTTGTAGATACTATTGTTGATAGTTATAAAAAAGGAGGTGGAGGTGGAGATGGGTTTTTAAATATTTTCAAATCCGAAGATACATGGACAGGTGTATTTAAAGTTGTTCAAGCAGTAGGTAATTTTCAAGCAATGAATGGTATACTTTTAAGTGTTGGTGAAATGGCAGGACAAAAAAGAGCTATGTCTAAATTTTTGCTAAATCCAACTGGTACAGCCATAGAACCACCTGTAACACCTAGAGATTTATTAGCTAGATGTCAAACATTTTATGAATTCCTTTTAACTCAAACTGTAGAAGATCCTGATATTACACCAATTGTTGAATTTAATAGAGTAACTTATGCTGAATATAAATGGGCAAAAGAATATATGATATATTTTAATAATACAGTTTTACCTGATATTCAAAAGAATTATGATCCATATTATATAGATTATTTTCTAAACAATGTTGAAACAACTTATAGATGTGGAATAATTAATGAAACTGAACGAACACAATTATATTTAGGTGGTTTAACTGGAACAACAGGATATACAAGTTTAGCTATTTATACTGAAAATTATGCCAATAATGCGTTGGGTGTTATAATACCAACTTCAAATTCTTATACACCAGCAGATGTACAATCAATAGCTGAATTCATTAGTATATGTAATCAAAAAATTAGTGTATATGAAGCATCATTATTCTTCCCTAGAAATGTAAGAGTAATAACTCCTGATAGACCTGCAATAATAAAAATCAAGAATATTCAATATGGCCCATCAAAAACAGATGATGATAATCCCGATGTATTTACATCTACAACAACATACCCTAGCAATCCTACTAGTCAAAGAACACAATTATATGCTAACTTTGAAATTGTAGATCATGGTGAAGGATTTTATAAAGATGATGGATTAGGTAATAGTGTACCAATTTATAAAACATTTTCTACGCTTGGTGTAACATTAACTGGAAGTACATCATTAGCTATTCAAATTGAGTTTGCAAGTATTATTTCAGGATATTGTAATGACGGTACACCTGGATCTATTTATGGTATTAAATCAATTGATACGTCAATGCAAAAAGATCGTGTGAAATTGCCATTTAAGTTTACAGGCGGTACAATTCAGAATGCTATAAATTTTTTAGAAAATAAAACATTTAATATTACATCTACTATGATGGGTATTTCAGATCGTGCTTTTGCTGGAGTTCCGACAGCTGAAGTTCCGACATTTTTAGCTAATCAAACAAGTGGTAACGAATGTGCTAATATATTAAGAGGTATTGGTGGAAAAGGTGGAAATCCTAGACAAATTTTCCAAATTTTACCTAAACAAGCACGTACTGTCCCAGTACCCAAGCTAGGTGGCCCCACGCCTCCCCCGCCTCCGCCACCACCACCTCCACCCCCACCTCCTCCTCCTCCGCCGCCCCCGCCGCCACCTCCTCCGCCCCCGCCCCCGCCGCCACCTATACCCAAACCGATACCTGGTCCTGTTATAAAACCTCCTATTATTAGATTTCCAAGATTGAATATAAAAATAGTATTCATACTTTTTAAGAATACACTTAAAATAGTAAAAATACTAGTACCTATTATTAAAGCTATAGCAAAAATAGTAGGACCTGTAGGAATGATTGTTCAAGCAGCAATGCAAATATATGAAACAGTTGAAACTATTAAAGAAATTCAAGCTACACCACCTGTACAACAAACTTGTTAAAAATAATAAATTAAATTTTTGAAATTTTCATATTTGTAATCGCAGGATTTAATTTTTCTAATTTATCTCTTTGTTCTTTTCTGTAATCATATAAACATAAATGTATTTCAGGTATTTTACAATTCATACAAAATTTTCCTAAACATTTACAATTAAATGTTAGTAAAGTTTTCTTTTTACATCTTGAACATCTTTCCATTCTCTAAAAGTTTTATTTATAAAGAATTAAAATAGTAATTTAGATTTCCGTTTTACTATAATAAGGATGTATAAATCAGAATTACAAGAAACTAAAGTTGAATCATTACCTATAGCATCTCTTGAAACTTTAAAAATTCTAAGAAATGAAATGTGTTCAAATAAATTCTCAAAATTACAAAGTCATCAAAAATTTTTACGTAGAATTCTTTCACCTGATTCACCTACAAGATCTCTTTTAATGGTTCATGGTACAGGTACAGGTAAAACTTGTTCAGCAATTCAAATTGCCGAAGAATATATTATTAGACCTGAATTTCAATATTCGAAAGTTTTAGTTATTGCTAATCCACCTGTCCAAGAAAATTTCAGAAAACAAATTTTTAATACAAATAATATTTATGAAGATGATGATGGATTATTATTATCTAAACAATGTACTGGTCGTAGATATTTAGATATGTTACAAAGAATCCAAAAAGAACCTTTAAAATGGTCAAGTCCATTAGTTAGACAACGTATGTCCAACATCTCAAAAAAAATCATTGATGAATTTTATGAATTTCAAGGATATATTGAATTTGCTAATAAATTAGAAAATGAAGAACAATTTAATAATAATTCTGAACATATAAAAAACTGGATACATAAAACTTATGATAATAGAATTATTATTATTGATGAAGCACATAATATTAAATATTCAGATGAAACTTCTGTAGACATATCAAAGAAAATATCAAGAGCTTTAGAAATTATTATTAAAACTGCTCATAATATTACATTAATTCTTTTAACTGCTACTCCTATGTACGATACTTATGATGAAATTATTTATTATTTGAATTTGTTTTTGTGGAATGATAAGAAACAAGATTCTAGTTCATCATTACAAGTTTCTAAAATATTTGATTTAGATGGAAATTTCAAAGAAGGTATGGAAACTAAATTTAGAGGATGGTGTCAAGATTATATTTCATTTATTAAAGGTGATAATCCATTAACTTTTCCATTTAGATTACCTCCACCCAATTCATTAATCGCACAAATTTCAACAAAAGATATTTTTAATAAACATATTTTGAAAAAAGATAGAAGGTCTATTTTAACTTTATGTCATTCATTTTTAAAAGGATATCAAAAAGAAATTGTTCCATTATTAAAACCTATGGGCGCACAAATCCAATCACAAATTATTTGTACATTACCATCAAATAAACAATATTTAAGTAATATATTTAATATTTCATCAAATAATGAAGATGGTTCATATGAATATAAATCTACACCTTATTTTTTAGCACCTTCACAAGTTTCAAATTATAGTTCGAAATTTGCATTAATCTTATCAGTAATTGAAAAATCTGACGGAATTATTTTTGTTTATTCATCTTTAAAAGAATTAGGATGTAAATTATTTTCTATGTGTTTGGAAGAACACGGATATTCTAATGCTATTGGAAAAACTTTAATGAAAAAAACATCCGAAGAAATTCCTAAAGGTTCAAAAGGTAAATATATTTTATTAACTCCTGAATTAACTGAACTAGATCAAAAAAAAGCTATTGATATGTTAATTCGTAAAGAAAATTCTAATGGACAACAAGTAAAAATTCTTGTTGGATCTAAATTTATTGCTGAAGGTATTGATTTGAAAAACATAAGACAAATTCATATTTTAGATTATTGGTGGAATATGAGTAGAATTGAACAAGTTGTTGGTAGAGGTATTCGTACATGCTCACATCAATTACTTCCATTTGAAAAACAAAATTGTACTATTTATTTACACGTTTCTAAATTAGAAGATAATCAATCACAAGAATTAATTGATGAATATTATTATAGAACTAAAATTGAATTCAAAGCTAAGAAAGTTGCTTTTATAAAAAATATTATTATGGAATCTGCTATGGATTGTCCTTTACAACAAGATATTAATAGATTACCTAAATTATGGCGTGAATTACCTATTCCTCAACAAAGATCACAAGATCAAAAAGAAATAAGTTTAAGTTTACATCAATTAGCTTCTCCTGTTTTTGGTGAAGAATCTGATTTAGTATGTAAAAATTCATTAAAAGAACCTGATCCTGATTATGAACGTCCTTTATCGTCCTATATAGATATTCGTGATGAATTACTTGATATTTTCTTAGAATTATTTTATAATAAACCTATTTGGCTAAAATCTGATCTACTAAACACCAAAAAATTAAAATCTTATGATCCTAATGTTGTTATATATACTTTGCAAAATGCTATTGAATCAGGTTTTATAATTAAAAATAAACAAGGTAAAAAAGGACATATTATATCAAGAAAGAATTATTATTCTTTTTCTTTAAGTGATAAAGATGTTATACAAGATTTATATACTGATCCTTATGAAGATATTCCGATTGACTTAACTAAAATTGAAATTACTAAAACTACTAATAAAAATCTAAGTATTCAAAATTTATTAGATTCTAAAAAATCAGAATTAAATTCTTTTTTGAAAGATAATTTTTCTAAAGATGTTTTGGATTGGTATATTTTAGATCATGCTTTAACAAAAGAAGAAAGATTAGAATATATTTTAAATTTAGATTGGACAAATCCACCTTTATACGCCAAACCCCTGAAATTACAAAATAATATTCTTATTTTAGGTTCTCAACAATTTTATAAAAATAATAAAAAAATTACTTTAATAGGTGATGATTTTGATTTGTATACTCAATGGGTAATTGAACTAAAACAAAAATTCTTAACAACTCGTAAATTAATATTTGCTACAATGAAAGATACAAGTATATTATTTAATTTAGATCCTGATTCTGATAAATTAGAACCTGTATCCCGTTCTAAAAATATTGGTGGAAGAGCATGTACAAATTATTCTGAATCTTTATTAAATTCTTTTGCTGAATTATTAAGTTCCAAACCTTTTCCTGATAATATTAAAACTAAAATTCATAGATGTCAATATTTATCATTATTATTTCGTAATGCTATTCTAAATAAAAAAGAAGGTATTATTTGGTATACACCTGAAGAATATGAAATTCTTTATGAAGATTCAAATAGAAAAGATCTTTTAATAAAACTAAAGCAACTTTAAAAATAAGAATGGAAATATTTATTTTGAATAAAACTTCTTATTATAATAACAATCAAATTTCTGAATTAGTTTCGAAAATACAAAATTCTTTTGCACTAAAACAATTTTGTATTGATTGGTCTTTAGAAATACCTAATTTGAAATATTTAAGAATTGGATGGCCATTACCTTTAGGAAAATCTTATATGAATATATTTGATAATCATATTCATAAAAAATCTTATCATTCTTTAGAAAATAATATTCCATTCGCAAATATATTTTGTAATCCTAAGAAAGATAATCTTTCTTTTTTGTTTACTCATGAATTATTTGAATTATTAATTAATCCTTTTATGAATCAAAAATTTAAATTTCAAAATGAAATTTATTTAAAAGAAGTTTGTGATCCTGTATACGAAAATTATTTTATTGAAGATAATTTAAAAATTTCAGATTGGATTTTACCTTCGTGGTTTCAAGAAGGATTTATTGGTAAAACAAATCATTTGAATACTTTAAAAGGATCATTTGAATTATCTTCAAATGGTTATATCGAAAAACCACAATATTAAAAATTTTAGTCATTACTCCTTTCTCGTCTTGGCACTTTGCCTCAGATATTCGGACCCTAATGATCTAATTCAGCATTTATTTAAAATAGGTTGCTGAACCACCTTCCCCCACTATCATTTTACATGGATGTGACTGCCATGCCCGTTTTTATAGTTATTGGGATAACTCTTGTGCTAGTCGCACAGCCCGCAGCAGCGCCAAAGGTGGCGCCACCGGATATTCCATGTGCGGACCAGAGTTGGCCTTCTTGTATTTCCACGGATCGCTGCTTTGAAGCAGACAAGCCGGAACTTCTTTGATGATGCAGCTTCCAAACTTCACATTCCTGTTCTTCTTGGGAACAACTTCCATTGTCTCATCCTGATCCTCCGGGACCAAGTTCTTCTCAGCCCACGGCAATAACGCCGCTAACAATGCTTTTTTGGCCCGAACTGGCTCAGGAGTGGCATTCACCACCCACGCCGCGTGAACAATCTCAACTTGCTCGTCAGCTGAAAGCGCAAGAAACGCGTCTTCCGCCTTTTTCTCCGCCTTCTTTGCGATTTTCGTCGCCACATTTGCCTCCGCAATCGCCTTCATCGCCTTCGCCCAATTTTCTCCCCGTTTTGTTCCGGGAAGTATGGATGCAAATGACACAAGAAAGCTCATCTTCTCAATACGCTCTTTTTGATACGCACAAGAAATTTCTACTAAACACTAATTCTTATAAAAAAATGTCCGTTTTTACAAACTTAAAAAAAGTTATAATATTTACTTACATGTTTTTCTTTGAGCATGTCAAACATGTTCGCTTACAACAGAAACACCATTTACCAAAATTTGAAGATAATTCTTTCATTTCTTCATCTTGATGAATAGCTTCTTCTTCAGGAAACTTATACATTTTATCATATTTATCAATAAAATCCATTAAACTCAAGTTTTTTTCTATAGTGTATTTAGTTGACCCAAAATAAACTTCTTCAGGTTTATATCCCATCTCACAAATCCAATCTTCAATCTTTTCATAACCTGTCTTTCCAATATAATCATAATAATTCATAAGACCGGTCTTATCATTCCAAAATCGTAGTTTTCCTTTATTAGGTGATAAAATTCCAAAGAAATAACATTGAGAATTAAATTCATCTTTATGTTCTAAAATTATTTGGTTCATTTGTAACTTTCTTTTTCTAAAATTATAAATATTAAATTAAAAATTCGTTTTCTAAATTTCATTTATATATTTTATTTTTCATATGTATATATGAAAATTCTTTTTATAATTTACTTAATTCAATTTGTCTCCATTGTTTTGTAAATTCATACATTACTATGGATGCAGCAATTTGTACATTCAAACTTCTTAATACACCATATTGAGAAATTGATACAATTGGAAATTTCTGTTTTAAATAATCAGATGATAATCCTGTAGATTCATTTCCCATAACTAAACATATTTTTTTACCTTCACGAATATAAGATTTAAAATTAAATTCTTCTAATGATATGCCACCTTGTTCAATAAGAATAGGTATTAAATCATTCTCTTGAAAATAAGTTGATGGATCAATCTTTCCAGATTTTACAATATCGATATAGTTTTTAGAACCTAGAGCAGGTCTCCAATCACATGCTTTATCATCTAATAAATGTAATTTAGGAATACCTAAACATGCTAAAGTTCTTGCTATCATTGCAGTATTGTTTGTAAACTTAATATTTTGAACTGCAACCTCTAATGGTATAACAAATGATTTAGCAACTTTTTTTGCCAAATCATTATTTTGTTGTAAATATGAAACTACATTGTATTTCAATGTTTGTCCACCAACTAGTTTAGGTTCATCATACTGCTCTACCATCTTTTTTGATAAATAAAATAAGTTTTTAAATCAAAAATATTCGTTTTTGTAGATACTTATCGAATTCCCTAGAACGTTTCATAGGCGCTACGCATCAAATGTGACGTTAAACTGTGATTCCTTTCGCCGATTATGCATTTTTTTCACCCTTTTTAGGGGGGTAGGTATCAAAAATTGCCGTAATTTACCTTAATTTAGG